CGGACGAATCAGATTTTCTAAGGGACAGTACTGAATGATTGGAACCAGAATCATAAGAAGTAAACCGTGCATCTGTCCCATTTCCGCCTGCAGCGACAACCTCCAAATTTCCTCCCGGACTCGTCGTCCCAATGCCGACGTTGCCGCCATTGAGAATTGTCATATAAGTGGAACTGCTCTTTTGAAAGGTCAGCGCACCCGGAGTACCGGGAGTTCCGTCGCTATCGGTGAAATCTATAATAGCGCCACCTGTGATGGCTCCACCATTACCAGACCCCTGCAAAGAAAGTTTGGCGCTTCTGTCATTCGATCCATCGTTTGCTTCTACGCGAAGTTCATTGCTGCCCTCTTTATATATATGTAGCTTCGCTCCCGGACTCGCCGTCCCGACACCGGCATTCCCCGCAGCATCCTGATATATGGACTTCCCCCCGGATCGATATTCCAGCACCCATTTAGTAAGAGACGTACTGTAGAGAAATTCATTAATCTGTGTCTCGCCCACCACTGTAGTATTGGGAAGGGCAAAACCTGGACCGTTAGCGTAAATGGCGTTCCAGGCAAGTGCCCGAGCAGTCCCGTTGTCTATTATTCTGATAGTCAACCTTTGCCCATTCGTAGGCGTTCCGGTAGGCGCACCGAAAGTAGCGGCTTCAGCGAGGGCAGTGACGTCATAATAAACATCAGCCCCTACAGTACCGACAGCGGGAGTAGGAGTAGCCGATGAAGTTACTGTGCCTGTGGAAATGGGCGGGTAATAATCAGTCCCGGAAACGGCAGTAGCCGGGGTGCTAACCCCAGCGGCTACAGTGTGCTTAAGAAGGCCGGAGGTTAAAAGGCCTAGATTAACTTCACCAGAAAGCCCCGATTCATCTTGGGCAGTAAGATACTTTGCCGATTTCGGAGCATAGATTCCAGCAAGAAAAGAATCTGAAATTTGCTGAAGAGTAGACTTCTTGATATTATTGCTGGCCGCAGAGTCCCACACAGGAATGGAGTCAGCAGCTACCGGAGATGATTTGGCAGTCACCCTGCCAGAGTTGGCCGGTACAGTGCTTGGTTTGGTGTCTACCTGTCCGTACGAAACCCCGACCGATAGAAGCAGAATTAAGCCGTAGATGCCGAGATATTTTTTCATTTGAATCGTCTCCTTAATATGTTCCCAAACTAGGAGCAATCATAGTACCCTGAAGATAAGCGAACGCATTCGACGTGGACCCGACACTGACCGTCTTAGCACCGCCTTCTACATATACCTTAATGCCTATAGTGTCTCCCCTAACAAACCTGCCTATGTACTGAGTTTGTGGCCAACAGCTAGTTGGTAAAAGTGGCAACTCATTACGGGCAATAGTTGATGCTGAATTTTTCTCGATGATAATTCCAAAGTTTGTGTGATTTATCCCATCTGCACCAGTTATCAATATCTGAGCAGAGAAGCTGTATACACCACTCGTCGGTATCGTATATAAATAAGTCCCAGTATTGAATGACGATGTGTTATCGTATTGAACTGTGTCCAGAACCACCAACACTATGGTTCCGTCTCCCGTTGCATTAGCAGCTGCCGCACTCATCCCTACTCTAAAGTGAGGATGCAGCGATTCGACATAATTGTCACCGTCAGCGTCCGTTACCTTAAAATTATCGCCTCCTCCCGTAGCTACAGAAACTCCCTTGATAACGCAAGATTCGCTACCGGACTCAAAGTTAACGTGTAGCGCTGTTCCAGATGTGTCAATTATATCGTTTACCACAAAATTATCAATTCTGACGCGTCTTGACCCATTTTTGCATAGCAGAACAGTCCCTGGATAATTTGTGCCAGGGGCAATGTTCATGCTTCTTATCTGTAACGCTGACGGATTACTTGTTCCATCACCTGCTTGAACCATAACATGAGTAGCACCGGGAGTCCCGCTGGGAGTTTCACAGTGCAAAACGCCAATTTCATAATTTCCACCGCCTACCATCAATCCAGCACCCAGTGCTCCAGTAGATGTGACAAACCCGAATTTGAAGTTACCGCTGGAGTTTATGTAAATACCAGCCTTCTCCATGTCAGTAGCTCCATCCCCACCGCCGCCTAACATCCGCAGATGATCGGCAGAAAACTCTCCGATAGGATCAGTTTGTCCTATAATCCTTAGATTCTGCTTGCCATTGCCGTTAGCTCCAATACGGCCTAAATGCACTCCGTAAACAGCCCCCGTAATATCAATTCCTTGGTCTTTATGGTATGATGAAAATACGTTATTCAGGGATATGAAGACTGATGTCTCTGCCTGTTGCCTGCCATCAATGAACAGTCCTCTCCCACTGGTAGGTGTACCAGTCAAGCCAGTACCGTTGAATTTTGCCCCAATTAAACAAATATTGGTCAGACTTACTTCAATGCGACGATCACCAAGGTTGGGAGGCCGAATAGTTACATTGTCTCCTGTCGCAGCGTATTGCCACAGGCGAGATCCGCCTCCCAAAGCGTTGAACGAGTCGTTGTCCCAATAGCTTGGAGGCAGCAAGCCATTAATGGACAAGGATTTAGTTACTGATATTCCTGTATGCTTGTAAACCTTATCTAACAGTTGTAATGTTCCGCCATTCGGCAAGGAGTTAATAGCAAATTGCAACATGGCTGTGCAGTCAGTAGTTTGACTAACAATGTTACCAAACCACTCGGCATAGGCCTTCTCAACGGCCCCTGGTCCAAACACCGGCTTCCCAGTCCCGGCACAAACAAATATCTGATAGTTCCCCGCGTCAAGGGTTCCGTTGATATTTAGATCAAAATTTCCGAGGACAAAGCTAGCTCCCCGCTCAGGCTTCAGCTCAATGCAGCTTTGGAGAGTCACAGAAGACGTAAGAGTGTACGTTCCTTTCGGAGCGTGCAAGGTAACTGGCGGATTTCCGGCCGCTGCCACCAGCGCCACCGCCGATTCTAAATCTGTGATATACTCAACAGCCGCAAGCCCGAGACATGCAGCTATCGCAGGATCGCCGATCCAGTATGATTTGGTCAGCCTAAGATCGAGCCTGGTCATCGCAGTGTTGAAGTTGTTATAATCTGTGGTTCCCTGGGTGGTCAACTTAGGCTTATACAAACCCCAGGTAGTCCAGGAAGCAGCCTGGGACCAACACAAGGAGGCAGTCACCGCTACGATAGCGAGTGCAATAAGAAGGTTCCGTTTCATTTTGCTCATTTGGATCTCCGTTTGGTTTCAGTTCCCATGTTAAATTTTAACGTGGGAACTGATTGACGTTCCCGCGTGTAGATTGGTACTTCTTCATTGTGTCTATAGCTTGATTCACCCTAGACGCCGTGTCGATCATGTTCAGGTAAATCTTGTCAATAACCTCACGCTTACGATCTGCCGTCATTCCAGGATGAGCATCTACAAGGTTCACAAACCTGCTTGCGTTGTCTATAGCCTGGACGACTCCTTTTATATTCATTGAGGCTTCTGGACCAAGCTCCTTTATCAACTGCCTCAACTCATCACTCTTCCCCTGGACAGCCAACCTCTGAGACATCTCATTCAGACCCTTCAACTTCGCCCCGAAGTTCTTTGCGTTTTCCCTCAGCAACTGTATTGGCTCTGCGTCAGGGGTGGGATACCGAGCCATCAAAGCTCTCACAACAGGAATATCCCCCAACTGTCTCGTTGGCCTCACAGACCGTCCAGACACACCAGCTGTTTCCATAGAATAGTCAAGCCCGTCTAAAATCATCTTGCCAGCGCCACCAGTCCAAGACTTAACGAAGTGCTCGATAGCGGCAGGTGATGCAGCTGATGTGTCTCCGACCAGAGGCATTTTGCTCACTATATCCCCAACAGCCTTCGCCGCCTCAGATGTGTTAGGGCTGAACTGAAACTTCGGAGGCAGATCCTTTTTCCACGCAGGCATAATCGGCCTGTCAGAATACAACTTACGATTAGCCCACACTTCGATAAATGGATTGATAGCTGTTGGCAGCGGAAAGTCAGGAACCTCTCTTCCAACAGCCTCCATCACATGATCGAAGGCGTGGGGATCGTTCTGTTTTATCATTCTAACTATACGCTGCGGCAAAGCTCCATACACTAAACCATAAGTCCACGGTTTCGGGAGGGAAATCACTCCATAGTCAGTAGGGATATTGTAGAATAAATCCTTTCTCCACCCCGGAAGATTCCTGTATCTATCGTCATCCCCAAAAGCCAGCTCCAGTAAAATCGATGGTATAGTAACAGCTGCAGCAGCTTTGGCCATTACATTGGCTGGATTATCTTTATGTGCCCTAACGAACTTGTTAAGCCCCTGGAGGTTAGCGTTCCAGAAAGCGGTCAGCATATTAATAGCTTTCCCAGCAGAGCCCTTTCTGCCAAAGTCAACTGTGATTTCGCGACTCTGGAAACCAGCTTCTTGGATACCCTCTGGAGTCGCCCCCTCCTGGACTACACCTTTCTGGAATTCACCGAGCCTGGTTCCTCTCTCTGAATACTCAGACAGTATCTTAGCAGCCTCAATAGGGTGCCTGACTAAAAACCCCGGCATAGACAGCTTACCAGACATGACATCCTGCAGCTTTGATTGAAGCATCCTTCTGTCCATTGACACCAACTCAGAACTCGGGGCTCCGCTTATCATATACTGCCAGTACCTTTCACCTCCTCTAGCCAACTCAACTACGCCCCTCATGAAATCAATCAAAGGCTTGTAACCATATTTGCTGTGGAAGAACGCTGGAAATTGATCTTTAAAAAAGTTTCTGATCCCGAACTCTGGGGACAGGGTAGTCGCTCCGAGTCGCAGGGCCTGGGCGGGAGCCGAAAACATTCTGACCCAGATATTGATTGACTCATTGTCCATACCTTTTATGACATCAGCTATATCTTTAGGAACCTTGAAGAACTTCCGCGTTCCATCTTCCCACACAGAGATAACATCGCTGGCTGGACGAAATGACCTCGGTCTGAATATTACTGCGTCCTCTGGAGACAAGCCGTTTTCCCTCAGAATCTCCCTGACCCGCGGATTGTGAGTTACTTCGTTCAGAGACACATCAATAGGCACAGATCCTTTATTGACTTCTCTAATCTTATCACCAAGGGCACCACTTTGTCTAGCCCACCTTATTAAACTCAACCCTACATTATTACGCTCAGCAGCATTTATCATAGTGTAGGTTAAACGTAAAGCCGCCTCAATAGGGTCGATTATAGAACGCTCGGAACCTTTGAACTTCTTGATTACTTCACTGGCCTCAAACCCACGACCTCCGCCCGGAAGAGACTCTGGCTCCATCAATCTAAGCAACGGAGCGTAATCGGTGCTGCCCTTCTTGATCATATCATACCGCTCGGAACTTATCAGTCCACTATCACGAGTGTACCGGAGAACAGAATCCATGTACCTCTCGAAGTCCACAGCAGCAGATTCAAACTCTGGCTTAAGCTGATCCACAGTTTCTCTGGCAGCATCCAGATCTACACCAGTCTTGAATCCCTTGGATTCCCGCTCGATGACACGTTTGGCTACTAGGTAATTTCGAAAACTATCGAGTCTGTCAGACTCAAAGATCGGCTCCAGTATCTGACGCAGCGGCTTAACGTCTTTAAGGAACTGATACGTTGTACGATCAAATGGATGGTGCTGTAAGAACGCCTCTGCCTTCCCATGCCACCCCTCAAACAAGCGAGTCTGACGATATGGATCGTCTGTTATGGATTCTGGCCTATATTCATATGACTCCATTAGCTTCTTGAGTGGGTGGAACCTATCTAACAAGGCTGTGTACACATCACTACCAGACACCCACGGCTCCTTCTCGTGCTGGCCGATTGATATTCTAGACCAGATTTTCTGCTCAGCTTCGCTTTGGGGGCGTTTGGGCTGGAATAGGTTCTCCATACCGGGAAGCAGTCCCATAAACATATACTGTCCCTCAGAGACAGACTGTTTCATTGAGGGAGTGATGTCGATGGAGTGAATCTTTTGTATTACACCAGGACTTATTTTCCTCATATAATCAGACGCGTCATAGAAGGACGTAAATTCCCTGTCCCAGGTTCCATCCGGCCTTATTACGTGATAGACATCTCCATCACGTTCTATGTAATACTCGCCCTCTTTTCCTCCTTTTGGTATAGTCGTAATCACATCCTCCCCAACCCTCGCTCCCCACTGCTTTCCGTATTTGTTCATAGACGTAACCAAACCGCCCTTGCTAGACTTTGAATCGTAGAACTCCTCCAGACCCTCCTTCCTCGGCAAAGATGTGCCTTCAGCCTCAGTTTGCATCCTGTCCCATATTCTATCTACCAGCTTATCAACGTCTTCTCGTCTACGTTCTCTGGACAGAACTTCTTTCGCTATATCCCTTAACTCATCTTTTGAGGTAACTTTCCGTCCCGACTCTTCCAGCAATATTCCTCGATTCCTGGCCTCAGCTTCAATGTCCAGCCCACCAGCAAATCCTCCTTCCTGCTCTTTAGCAGCTACTGTCCAGGAATCATCGCTGTTTCTTCTCCAATCTATGCGCTCAGATCCCCATCGCTCAAACTGCTGTTTCCCAGTCGTCCACCCCACCTTATCGTACCCGTTCTCCGCAGCATAACGAAGCATCCGCTTCATGGCGAGTTCGTGCCAGGTGCTGGAGAAGGGGGCGGGAGGGATGCCTGAAAGCCTTTCCTCATTGATGACCTTCAAAGCTTCTTTAATAGCATACTCATCTGGAAATCCTTTCGTAGCAGAAGGTGGAAAATCTGGGGTTTCACTTATAATGTTTCCTTCCTTGTCTCTTACAGCCCAATACTTGATCCCACCCCCTCTCTTATACACTTTGTAGCCTTCAGGCAACTCAGTTAGCGGCTCCTGCCTATACCCCTCCCTCCTCCCCTTCTGATGCCAGTCACTCTGTATCTCCTCAATAAACAGAATCCTCTCGCCATTTGGACCAGTTCTTTCGTTAAAGCGGACGTGGGCGAGGACGTTGGGTTCGTCCCAGTGGCTGCTTCGATACTCGCCTACAACATTGGATTTTCTCCTAAGTTCCTTAGCTGGCAACGTCAACAACAACTCTCTATAATTCTCCCCACCAGGAAGTTGGTATTGGCTGAATTTAGTGCCCGCAGTTTCAAGACCAGCCAAGTCCGGATGCCCAAGAGCTTGATTCACAGCTTGATTCCGTGAGTCTCCTCTAGTTAACACTCTGCCACCAGGATTGTAGACATCCCAGTAACCTTCTGGTGTTTCGATTACTTTATATCCAGCTGGTAACTCCGTTATCGGTTTGGGCTTGCCCTTCTCAATCTCCCTCACCTCAATCTGATTCTCCCTCAGGAAATCCATCACTTCCTGCTTCGTCACCCTTCCACTTTTCTCCTCCAGCCACGGAATCACTCCACTCCACTTCATTTCCTCTTGTTTGAATTCTCCCCTGCCAGCCCAAGTTTTCACTAGATCAGATACAGTCTTAGCAATCCCTCTCTCAGGAAGTTTCCTCTCCAACGACTCCTGCATCTTAGATTTCCAGATAGGAAACAACCCCATCCCGAAAGTTGTATCCTCCCCTTCTGGGGCAGCTGGCTGCAGAGTTACCGAACCAACCGCCTCTGGCTTCCAACTCACAGTGGAATTAAACTTCGGGTGATTCGGGTCTGTAACATTAAACAAATGCAACCCAGGAGTTTTTCCAAACCCTTCCATGTCTCCGACGTATTCGAGGCTGTCTGGCGAAACTCTTTCTCTCTGGGCAACATTGAACTTTATACCTCTGAAATAATCCTCCTTACTCACCCCTTTAGGAATAGGAATAAATCCAGCCCCCATCGGAATGACACCTCCCTCCTCCGTCACCTTAGCCGTCTCTTCAAATGGACGCTCGCCAAGAACATCAGGCATATCGGCCCTTATTTTAGCCAGCCTCTCTCTAACAGCTGACAGTTCCTCTGGGCTAACCTGATTGTCCTTGACCCAATTATCCAACTCAGCTTTAGCCTTTTCTGTAGCTGCTTTAGAGTCTTTCGGAAAGTGACCTATTAAATTGTGCAGAACCGCCATCGTAGCAAAAGACTCAGCCAGCTTCGCGGGATCACGTTCACCAGCAGCGGCTGCAGATACAGTTCCGGCAGTTCCGACACCGAGAGTACTGGTCAACCTACCTCTAGGCAAACCTCCAATAGTAAACAAAAGAGCCGTCAAGGGCGAATGCCAAAGAGCCTGTTTTACTCCTTCCATTCCAGCCTGTTGATAGCCTCTCGGTATATCGGCCGCAGCAAAAGTCAACAAGTTTCTATAAAGACGAGAAAGTAACCCTGTCCCAGAACTAGCAATCTGAACATATTTCCCTGGCAACACATAAGACCCAACAGTCCCAGCTACTTCAGCCGGAATCATCATCGTGCTTTCACCAGCATACTGCCTTTCAGGTTCTCTCACATCAGTCTTAAACCACGGCTCCATCGCTTGCTGTACCAGCTTGCCAAACTCTCCATACTCCACTGGAGGTCCAAGCTCAGCTTGATCGACTTGTTTTATCTTGCCAGACTTCTGAATCTGCTCAATAGTCGGGACACCGGCTAGCTTAAAGGTTCCCTTTGAAGGGTCCAACAGAGCGTTACTAAATGATCTAATGCCCCGAGAAATCAGCTCCCCAACAGGCATTCTCACTTTCTCAGCAGCTTTACTAAGCTCCTCTTCTGTCGGACCAGGAGACAGCAATGTGCTAGGACCAAGAACCCTTTCTTTGGTCCTTTGAGCCTGCTCCAAAGTCGGAATCAGTGGAGTTTGCTTCTCTTGGCCAAACCCAGGAATATCTATCAATCCATCCTGGCTAAACCCAGGAATATCCATTAAGCCCTCTCCATCCCCTCCCATCCTAGACAAAGCTGCCGCAAAGTTGCTTCTATATTGCCGCCCCCTCGGACCGAGTTTACCGGATTCAACTGCCCCAGGGCCAGAGTGATACGCAGTAGCAGCCTTCACAGGGTCGTTGAACTTGTCCCTCATATCTTTGTAGTACTTTACGCCCCCCTTAATGTTCTCCTCAACATCCCAGGGATCAACCCCAAGCATCTTCGCCGTCCCTGGCATCAACTGCATAGGGCCGACAGCTCCAGCCGGAGATACCCGATACGGGTCTTTGATGTTTTCCTGGTTCGCAATCTGCTGCACCTCATGACGAGGCACTCCCATCTCGTCAGCATATTTGTCCACTAAAGACCGAAGATGTCCAGTCAAATCGAAACCAGGGATGTCAATGAGATCACTCATATCGACGGACCTTCTTGCCTGCCTGGTCTACGACCCACAGGCCGTCACCGAAGTTACCAACTGTGGTTCCGTCTGACAAGCGTTTCATCTTGCCTACGGGGATTCCAGACGGACTGAATTTGGATGTGGTTTCACCTTTACCAGAAGGAGCTGGCGGTTTGCTACCTGCAATCTCCGGCACCGGAGGAATCAAGGAAGCCATCTGGCTGCCTAAAAGAGACTTGAACATATCTTCACTAACTGGGTGCAAACCTTCCCTAGTCTGTTCCCCAGGTCTAGGAGTAAGCCACTCGTACCTTCCAGTTTTATCATCTTTAAACAACGTCGGACGCTGGCCTGGGTGTTGCTGTTTCCAGAGATTATTGAAGAAATCAAACTGGTCCCAGTCTCCAACCTGAGCAGCATCAGCCATCCTACCCCAGATACTCTTGGCTGGTCCAACCGCGCCTTTAGGGGTAGCTCCAGGCGGTGGAGGAGGCGTACCTGCTTGACCTCTTCCAGGAGGAACTATCCAAGCCCACGAACCGTCAGACAGACGGAACCAGTCTGCACCTTTGGGTTCTTTTGGCGGACCAGAAGCTACTACTTTCTTTTCTACTGGATCATAAAGATCTACACCTTCATGCAGAGGAATAAGCTTACTTTCCTGCGGACTCGAAATCCGCTTGAAGTAAGAAGCCATCTGTTCGGCGAGCCCCCTCCAGCGATCGAACTTCTCTGGATCTCCGTCAAAGGCTTCTGGGGGAGGAAACAAACTTTTGTTCGCCCGCGGGAATCTAGAAAATATATCTTCTCTGAACGCTGGATATGTGTTCAAATCCAGATTCCACTTTGCTTTGTTATAGTAGTCAACCATCTTGTCGGCGTTGGCCAGTTGAGCTTCATCAAGCCTAAATGGCATCAAAGCCGCAGCTTCCGGCTTCATCACCGGGTACAGGTCCTGGATATTCTGAGACAGACTATACCGCTTCAAAGCCTCTTTCTCTTCTTGGCTCCTTTGCAAAGCTTCCCGCTGAACCTGCTGCCTCAAGATAGACTCCTGCAGCCCCGTCCCAGCCCGAACCCCAGACGCAAAGCTCGTAAACGGCCCAGGTGCGTTGTCGTAATAATCTGGATTAAACCCGTAAGGCATCTCTCTCACCTCACTAGATCATTGCTTTTCTGAAAGAATTGAATCTGCCAGTTCTACCGCTGGTAAAGGAACCCAGTTGATCGTTCGGTATAATCATCCCATCCTCTTCAGGTACAAAAATCTCCGGCCCAGCCTCACCAACAACATAGGGACGGCGACGGCGGACTGGGCCGCCTTTTCGCATCCCCTGGAAGTAATTACTGGGATTGTAGGCGTTAGACACACCTACGAGACTCGGGCTGTATAGGCTGGAGCTGCCACTACCTCCGCTAAATAAACTTCCTAAAGCAGAAGCGCCGAGTTGACCAGATAATCCAAATATCTGAGGCAGAGCAAATCCAATAGCGCCCATTATGTCGCTGAGTCCGCCACCCTGACTCCGCGCCTGCGCTCCATATAAACTCGCCAGTTGATTCCCAGTCGTAGTATAAACACCCGCCATACTGTTGCCCATGCTACCGGCAAGGTTAGCAAGGCTCATCCCACCTTGGAGACCACCACTATACAACCCCCCAACACCTGCCAGATACGGTTGAACAGACTTCGTTAAAGCTAAATCCTCTAGCCAGTTCCCAATACCTTTAAGATTCGGGCCAGACAATAACGACCCCTTTGCTGCCGCACTTCTATCCAGTCCCCTCAGCCCATACTTTTCCAGTGTTCCCATTAAAGTCTGGAAGGCTGGGATGTCAGTGAGGTCTTTCCCTTCCCCCAGAAAAATATCCGACAACCGCTTCATTGCCTCCTGCCCAGTTTCGACAAAAGGCCCTATAAGTTTCTTGCCTTCTCCGAACATCTGCTGGAGAGCATTGATGGCCGCCATCTGACCGCTCATCACGGCGTCGATGGAACTAGAGTAATCAGCTCCTCCAAAGCACATTTATCTGCCCTCCTCGACGAACTCAAGATACTGTCCACGTAAGCCAAAGGTTCGCCAGAAATCAACTCCGTGCTGGTCTATCCAGTCCTCGCCGCCGATCAAGAGTATCAGGAAGTGGATAATAGGCAACACAGCATTTCTGATCTGGAAAGCCATGAAGCGGTCGTCTTCGTTTCCCATTTCTAGATGAGTACTATCACGGTATTGCATAGCCGCACTGACAATCAATCCATTTAACTGCTGCTGAGCCACAGGATGCAGACCTAGATAAAACACATTATTCGGAATATTCCTGAAAGCCTTAACAAAAGCCGTGCTTACCTCATCACCGCTCCGTTGGGTGTCGCCGTCCAGCAAGTCATCCCACAAATGCCCGACGTAGATAATGTCCAGGGCCAACTTCAAAGCAGCCTTGTCATCTTTCAGAAAGAAAGACAGCGACTCTAATTCATCTCGTGTAAGCGGCTTAGTCATTTCTTTGGCCTCTTCCCAGTTGGCTTCCACCCGTGCTCGATAGCATTAAGCAACACTTTCTGAGCCTCAGCCTTCTTCGGAGTTGTGGCTTTAGCCTTCGTCCCACTCGGCGTGCTTACCTTCACCTTGCCACTTGGAAGCTTCGTTAATTTAACTGGCATCTTTTGTCCCGCCCAGTTCCCGTGTTAAATTTTAACATGGGACCTATCAAGCCACCATTACTTCGAGCCTATCGTCCTCGACCCAATAGTGTCAATTTCATAATGAAAGTCAATCTCAAGCAGGCCCGCATCCTGCTCATAGGTATCATCCACAGCGTCAGTGGCATTTCTAAATATCCTACACGCTATCATAGAGCTAATACCATCCTGAGTTCCTACGCCAGGAGTTATCGCTGTCAAATTAGTCACATAATGTTTCCCTGCCACCACATCAGCATCGGCTGGGAGATGAGCCTTCCCGTAGACAATGGATGTATTGCTGAAAACTCCACCAATATTAGCCCACGTGTACTCAAGTCCCCACTCAACAGTCTGATTAGCAGGCACCCCATCAGAGTTTGTTGCTGGAACCCAGTGGACATGAGGAGTAATCGCTGTCCTGGCCCAGGAGTGAGGAAGCTGAACAACGAAATATAACTCTTCTTCCGCAGCTGCATCAAACCAGTAAAGAAAGACCCCCTGCGATCCGGCCCCGTTAGTCTTAAACACCGCGAAGCCAGGGTCTTTAGTCCCCCCCAATTTTGTGCTGGTGACAGCTACCCGTAAGTCCTCCCAGCCAGTAGCAGTGCCATTCAGCTTAAGAGTGCCGTCTGATTCAAACTCGGCAAAGTTAGTGGTGTCTTCTCCTATCTTCATCGTTCCTACTATCTGAAAATCCTTATCTGGAGTGCCAGTATTGACTCCAACATTTCCCAATGCGTCTACTATCACTACCCTAGAACCACCACCACTGGGACAAAGCCCGCTATGCTCGTGACCAGGGTCTACACTGCCGGGACTAGTGTAGGTGCTATCTAGCAAATACTGAGTGTGATCGTCGGCACTGAGATTAAGTAAATCCCCGTGGCTTATATTAACTGAATCCACCCCCGCGTGGCTGTGAGTGGTCACCGAAGTAGCCACCCCGTTGATTAAAGTTTCAGACACTTCATAAATCGGGGGCATCAGGGATCCTCAAAAAGCAGACCATCACCCAGGTCATTTAAACGGACTCTCTTAGTAACTGTTCCTGCAGCGTTGGTCAGGATAATTCCATCTCCAGCCTTAATCAAAGTTACGTCTCCGGCTGTCGTAAACTCCCGCCGTATGAGCTTCTTCAAGTCCCTGTACCAGTTCCAAAAGAAATCTGGAAGCTGGCTCCGGTACTGTTCCGGGATGTCTGGAAATATCACTTGAATCCACCCCAGTCAATCCCCAAAACCTTCCATACGACAGGATCAGTAAACGTCATCCGGTACATTCTCCGGAAGCCAGAGCCAAGTTGTCTCCATATTGCCCTAGCTCCATAGTCACCAGTTGCACCAGCTGACGCAGTCAGCATCGTGCTCCAGTTGTGACCCCCATCGCTAGACCACTCGAGGCCAATCTGAGGAGCCACGCCACCGACAAGACCTACACCAGGTTCTACAATTAACTGGACAGGAGGAAAAAACAACCTATTCAAACCGCCTTCCCATTCTCTGCTGTAAAGTTTCCGCTGGATGTTATTGCCGTTGTCGCTAAGGTAATCAACAGACATCTTATAAACCTTGCCGTTTGTGTAGTCGCCAACGTAGTGAACACCGTTCAGCAGGGCGTAGCAGTTCGCTCTGTGTCGTCCATAGCCCCCTATTGATTTGTAACTAGACCGCTTGTGGAAAACTTTAGTATTTCCATCTAACACCCACGTCTCGTCAGCAGCTGGAAATGACACCTGATAAAACACATGACCTTGATCTCTGTAGCTAAAAGCAACAGCATCTGAATAAGACGCGTACCCCCGCAGAGCCCGATCGAACATCTGGCTGCTGACAACCTGAGATTCGTATCTAACAGCCTGCATCAGCTGTCCCTGATCAGTTATCCACGTCACCCGTTCTCCGTCCATTGTGCTTGGAGACGCAGCGGCCCCACATCCATGCTGGATTAGGCCACCAGGATCCCTCGCGAAAGTCGGGTTGTCGGCTGAGGAATTATCCCCGCCGTAGTTATGCCAGACTTCAGTTCCTTTAGACACCCCAAAGATGTAAAGCTCCCTAGCATAAGCCAACATCGAACGGATGTTGTCAGGGGTACTTTCCTTTGTGTAGAAATCTAAAGCATCAAAATCCAAAAAGTCGTACAGTTCGCTGTGAAACCACTGGTTCGTGCCGGGTGTAAAGAACAGCCCATAGCCATCTAGATAATCCGCAGCCCCTGCACCAGGGAAATCCGCGTCAGTTACCTGGACAAAGACGTTTGAACTCGGAGTGTAGACATACCCACTCACCCCATCCACAATCAAAATCTGCGTAGAATTATTCTTTATCCACACAGGACCAGATGCACTTGTAGTTATCGTTCCGAGTTCAGCAAACGCCCCAACTCCATCAACACGCCAGAAAGCTGACTGGCTCCCTCTTCTAGCAACGACGTACAGATAATTATTCCACGCCAATATGCCCCTGATTTCAGAGCAGTCCGTCAGCTGACAATGCTCAAGCAGCCCCGGCGTTGGGTATAGAATCACTCCCCTCTCAGAATCCGACGCAGGATAGAAGTTCGTCGGGACGTCTCCCCGTAGACCATCTACCACAAACGGAAACTGCATGGGGTTTTCTTCTGGCATTACGATAGCCTCATCTTGAAGCCAGTCACGTCGAGATCGACGTTTCCGTCAGTTGTCATTAAATAGACAGTCTGAGGAGCCGCAGGATTCAATCTGTAGTCATTGAACGTCATCATGTAGGTGACCCCGACAGCTCCGAAGCCGAGTTCTAACTCTCCAGCAGCCGCGCCTGTCCAGGCAATAAAGAAATAAGACGAAGCAGCCCCGCCGCCCAGACCTGACAGCTTGAAAGACGCCGCAACAGCCTGGGCTGGCACGATGTCTGCTATGCTAGTCAAAACATAAGGAGACCCGGCCCAAGTAGCAACCACAGAAACTTGATTCAGGTAAACATCATCTCCATTCTGGTAGAAAGGTCTAAACTGGCCTCCAGTGTATCTCGCCGCCCCGACTAGCTTCTTGAACGTATACCCAGAAGGCATCGTCGGAGCTGTCGCTGACAGAGACATCAGCCCGGCGACTGTTAGAGTGTTCACGTTGTAGATTACATATTGATAGTACCAATTAGGCGAAGCCAAAGCCCCGGCGTCGATTCCGTTGGCTCCGACTACACCCCCATCCACTGTCAAGTTAACCGATGTCGCTGTGTAATAGTTAGTCCCATCAGACACCACAACTGTATCAGCGTCGATGTCTATTTTAGTGTTCGGAGTCACAGCGTTGTTCTGGATTACAAGATTCTTCGTGAATCCAGGAGCCGCACCAACAGGCAGACTCGTGGTTAGAATATGCCAATCAACTCCATTAGTCCCAAGCTGAACGGCCATGATTCCAGTTGGAGTCAGTTTAAACGTCGAAGCTCCAGCTACAGATTGCCCTGGGCCGAAGATGGTGAAGGCTCCGGCATCAATAGTTATCGTCCCAGCCCCTTCGTTATACACATAGTAAAACGTATGAGGAAGTGTCGCTGGGTCAGGCAATGTAACTGTGAAAGTTCCGTAGCAGCTAATCTCCGTCCCTTTGTCAGCGGCTAAGAGAGTGTAGTTTGCTGTTACTCTTTTTCTGTATCTAGAAGGAATCAACGAAGTCAAAACTGGCAAAGATGGATTATTCAAAATCCAGCAGTCTTGGCTAAGTGAATAGACCAAGGTAGCAGGATAGTCTTCCTGCATATCCCCACCGCCGAGACCTACAAGAAATCCAGCTTCGTTTTTGTAGATTAGCTTATTACCAAGACCGCAGAAATTCAACCTCGCCGGGGTAGTCACATCAACAGTCCAGATGTCCCCGACTGTGTGATTTATCTTCTGAGCAAAAGCGAAAGACACCCCCTCAATCATCGACTGAGCAGTTGCAGTTATAACAACCTGATCAGTCCAAGCACCCCCATCCTTCCTCCATCTAATCCAGTCATCAGCGGTCTGGGCGACGTTTATCTCTGTTACAAGCCCAGCGTCAGCCACGTTGATTGTGTAGGTAGTAGCCGTCACCGTAGCAACGTAGTAATAAACTGTCCCACCAGCCTTGGTCATGTAGATTTTATATCCAGTGATCAAGCTGCTTATGGCCGGGATACCAGTCACATCAATCTTCCTTGCCCCAGCCGCGTTAACAACATTAGACGCTGCACTTGGCAAAGAATCACCTGTTGCTGTCACAGCCACAATCTTAACGTAGTGATTCCCTGCCGTCACCAGCCCAGCAGCAACATTCTCGGCTATCGTCACAGCCACCGGAACCCCAACACCCATCACCTCGACAGTGAACACGGAACCAGATGTCGAGCCAATGTAGGGGCCGGTGAATGTGAGATCGTTTATTCCAGAACCAGTCTGGGTTGTAACCCCAAGGGTAGCAGTGTTATCTACATCAGGGGTCATTACCAAGGTAAGATTGTTCGGCAGAGACGTAAACGGCGGGACCACATCACAGACATAGTTGTTGTTCGTAGTCCCAGCTGTCGCTTCACCAGATACAATAGTAGTGTTTTGCTGCTTTGACAGATTGTCAATAGTCCAAATTGGAGACGACCAATCACCAGTCGAAGACGCGAAAGCAAGCTTCACGTCTACGTTAACATAGATACTCGCCTCGCCAACAGAATCTAGAACAACAGGCCAAGTATTTAGAACTGTGCAATCAGGATCAGAATAGGTATTAACCGCCGTCAACAAAGACGGAACCTGATCGGCAGCAAACGCCCATACCTTATACCCAGAGGCATACTGCATTGACCCGCTGGATGTTGTAAAGGCTTTGAATTTTGGATAGGTGATATTGATAATCATCTTTAATAACCTGGTGCAAAGTAAACAGACCCTTCTTCTCTGTCAAACTGGTCTGCATTTGAGAATGAGCTATCAGCCAAACCCACAAGCTTGCTGAATGTTCTATCTGGAACATGGTAAGCAGTAGACAACTGAACCGACAGACCGAATTTGAGGGCTGAGTAGTACTCCTCTGGGAACTCAGGGTTATCAGTTGCGTTTACAAATATCTGAATCGGCATCTTGAACGTGCCTACCAGCCGATCGCTGACGGTCTGACAGGTAGGCCACACAAAGAGCCGGGCGTTTGTTAACTGTGGATCATAGTAGTAATTCACAACTTTACCTAAACTAGACTTAAGAGGCAAAGCCATATATTCTTCCCTGGACAATCTAAACAACTCGATCTCATTGCCGTTGACATCTCTAACATTCAGATTCACAACCCCAAGCGGTCTGTTGACTTTCGTAGTGTAGGCAAACACCACAGCATCCTCACTCGCCGCTCCAGTCAAAGCGTTAGTAAGAGTCACAGACGGGCCAGCCGGGTCCGGAGCCCCGTTTACTGTAGTCCACTGCATCGTACCGCCGTCAAGCTGGATGCCGATATAATCACCATTGCTTATTCCAGTAATACTATCAACCGAAATCGAAGTCGCTGCACTGGCCGCATCTGCAGACAACGCAGTCTCAGTCATCGAAGTCGTGCAATGCCACCCACTCGGGCCGATTAGATAAGATTCCGTCTGATACGCCAGAGCCATCGTAAACCGCTGATTCAACCACAACCCAACGCCTCTGGCAACCCACTCCTTCATCATAGCGTTGAGGGTTCGGGTAGCCCTGGTTATCATATCGTTGCTCGGAGTCTCGCTCTCACCGATAACTCCCATCTCAAGAAACGCGTCAGTTATCAACTGATCCCGAGTGTATGTTATAGTCGTAACGCCAGACAGACCCATTTCTCAACCCTCAAGTGTACCACACAGATTCAACTACATAAACCGCAAGATCACCGCTATCGACCTGGATTTCATAAATAGTCGCGTCAGTCCCAGCTGCGTGTGCGCCCATCAACCATCTCGGCGGACCCATCACACTACCGACGTCGGCTACATGAAGAGCCCCATCGTTGTCTACGGTGAAGCCGTAGCGATTGAGGTAGAATATATCAAGAGGAGTCCCAACAGAACCTTCTCTGACGAACAGCGCTCCGTCTTCTTCGACGTATACAACATAGAGAGTTCCATCAGGACTCCTCAGGCAAAAGGAACCATAGCCATAGGGGAGTTCGTAAGTAACATCAGCCGGGCGGGGGCGACCATCACGGACGCCGATGTGTTCTTTTATTGCGCGGACAAAGAGCTGCGGGTGTTTAGGATACCAGACCTTTTCCCAAACCCGCAAACCGTCCCAGGTCTTTCTGGTCTGACTCATCAAGACCTTCTTGCCGGTCAGATCGCAGATGCACCAGTTGTCTCCCGGATGAAAAGTCATCAAACTTCTCCAATGTAACTGTCTGGCAGTGATACCATCCTTGCTACAGCACACACCGAGACAAGTTGTAGATTACTCATTGGTATCTCAGATGGATAGCGTCTGTTTAGTTCGCAGCTGTGAATAGGTATAATGCCAAGAGATAAGCTAGAATACCTATCACAGTCCCAAATCATGCTTTTTACTCTGTCTGGTAATGACTGCCACTGTTTAGACACAGCTACCGTTCCCCAGTTCCGGCGTTAAATTTTAACGCGGGACCTCGTTTACGCCTTCAACCTCATGCTGAAGGTAATATCGAAGTACCCGGAGGCTGTTATTCCATTTGTAGACAGAAGAATATCACCCGTACCATCACCAGCAATCCCCGGATCAGCCGACCCACCGTAGTTCACGACAGGGAATTTCTCTCCACTGTCTGGCAGAGTGATAGAGCCAATAGGAACCCTCGGGACTCGGTCCCAATACAGCTTCAAATCATCCATGTTCTGAGCAGAACCCTTGACCCACTCCACAACAGTCCTAGTCGGGACCAAGCCTTGAGTAGTCCGCAGTTCGGATATATCCACAATCTGTTGGTAGGAGTAATCAGCCGACAGATTGTCCCCCACAACCTGAACCACAATCCGCTTGTATCCTCCACTGTCAGGAGGATTCCCAGACCAGTTCCTGGGATATAACCATCTGATTGAGAGACCCATTTTATCTCTCCTTAGCAGCCAAGATGTAATCCACAGTCATAGTCTGGGCGCCAGCAGCCCCAGTCTCGTGGTGCATGGTGACAGTTAACTCTTCGTCATTAGGGAAGCTGGCCGCAGTGTAGCTCAATGTCCCAACCAGAACATCGTTGACGTAGATGTAGAAGGTAGTCAACCCATCGTAGTACCAGCCGAGGATGATATTAGTCCCACTGGCCATCGTACCAACACCCTCAAGGCTAGACTCAACAGAGTTTTTGACGACTATAAAATCCACATTGGTGTCTCCATCATCCTTCCTGAAGAACACACCATCAGAGGCGTTTAGCGGAGTCGTGTCAGTGATAGCCAGACCCATCAGCAGATCGACCTGAGTACCTTCAGAGACCTGGAACCTGGTTTTGAACCAGGCCTTTTTCCCTGTCGCCATGAGAAAGGATTCGCCAACCTTCTGCATCGAAACCGCGTCGTTCTCGAGGTTAGTGTTGGTGATGAGAAGCAAGCCACCGTCGCCGTCAGTTAGAGCCTCGGTAGCCGCAGCATTGGTCTCGGTCACGGTCCACTGACCGGCGGTATAGGTATCGAAGTCGTCGAAGAAGAGGTGAACCTTGGTGGGATCAGGGGCCAGAAATTGCCCCATCGTTTTGTCGCTGCTTACATTCGTAACACCATCAGAATACCGAACTGGCGAAGACATTTTGAATCCTCCTGAAACGTGGTGTCTCTCCACGCCCCTCACAGGGCGTTTCAGGACGTTTGGGTTAAATTACTTAGGGCACTTGCCTCCCATAGCCATCTGCTTCCGGGGAGATACCTTACCGGCAGGAGGCGGCGCTTTCGGAGTCTTGCCGCCGTTTTTCTTCCCCATCTTTTCCATCTGCTTCTTAGCCATCTTTCCACCCTCCAGAGCTTTTGGAAATGTTCCAGTTGTTATCATAACACAGCGTCAAAGACGCTCTCCATTGATAGGCTGTATTTGGATAAAGAGAATTCCTTTGCGACTTCACTCACTTTACTGCCAACTTCCTTGTACTGTCCAACAGCCGCCTCAATAGCACTAGACACACTCTCCGGGTCATCTGGTCTACAGGTCCATGTAGCATGAACACATCCATCAGCAGCAATCACCGGAGTCCCGCAGCACAGGGCCTCTGCAATCACCCTGGTCGTGATCCTATGAGGCGACAAAACGACATCAGCAGCCCTGAACACCTCCTCCATATTCGGACGCCTCGCCCATACTTCTCCGAGAGCCCCAAGTGTTTTCAGTTCCCTTATCATATACTCCCAACATCGCAGAGGCTCTTCCATAGCGTAGAAGTGGAACTTGACTCCGTGGTTAGCTCTGGCAAAGGCAATCGCTCCGTTTGTTATTTCATACAGATCGACATCTTCCCTTCTTGAATCTGCTAGGATAACATTAACCTTGCCCCCCATCACACCAAAATCATGCCTTGGGCCGTCTGGAGAAAACCTCATACAATCCACAGGAGGAGCATCAAAGCAAAACAGTTTATGGTCAGGAATAATCGGGCTCCAGAACTGCCTGTGATACGGCCAGAATGAAATCATAGCCTTTGTCCTGGGCCACTCAGCTATGTTCGCCATTAGGGAAAATGAGCTGCCGTTTCCGTATTGCTCTGGTCTAAAACAAGCCTGGGGCCTACCATGCAGCATCCATATCAAAGGAGCTTGACACACAGAATACCACGGATCAGGCGCTCCAGTGTGAGCAATCAACACATCAGCGTCCCTGGCCACAAGCGGGCTGTGGGTTCTTATAGAAGACCGGCTTCTTGTGTCTTCTAAATCTACCCTGCCCTGACCACCAATACACTCTCCGTTGATGAAAATTCCAGTGTCCACAAGTTTAGAATCATGGCCTTGGTTCAAGTCCGCCACTACCATATCCCTAGCCGCTTCATACAGACCACAGCCATTGGGAGCAAAGGGAGCAAAGTGGACTATCCGCATGGACCGTCTCCGGCAATCCACAGACAGTAATCAGCGATTTTGGTTATGTCTAGGCTGCCCATATCCCGCCCGCGGTACTTTCCCTCACGCCAGTTGAACTTGCTGAAGTGCTCGTAAGTATGCCATGCGTGGATATGGTAGTCGCTCGGTGATATATCATCGTGTGAGAGGCAATGACAGTCCAAGCCACCCATAGTCATATTCGGACCAAAGTAAGCCCAGGCCGCCAGCTGCCCGGCGTACATTGACAGAGTACCAAACCACCATCCTGGCCACTGGCCCATTCCATCTTTGAATTCTTCTTCCCGAAGCTTCTTGCAGAACTCAAGCTGAATCAAAGAGTATGTTATCACCCTCGAAGCGAAGCCCATGACTGTAGATCCGATGTTGTTAAACCCAGGGGCTATCCCCCACTTAGCCGCGATGTCTGTCAGGCGGTGGACCACTTCCGGCGTTTCTGCATACTGACCCGCCCCGAAGGTAGTGAGTCTGGGACGGAAGTTCCTGAAGTACGGCGTCAGAAAGCAATCACAGTCAGTCCTCAAAACATATTTGTATTCAGCTAAAATCCCTGCCTCCGGCTCTGACATATATCCGATGCTGTTAATAAACCGATAGCCAGTCCACTCAGGATACTTATCCGCAAAAGCCTGCAGGGGAATATATTTTATACTATTATCCACTGGCAGCCCCTGAACATCTGGATGGTGAAAAACAACAAGATCAGAAACCATCCATCCGCCACTGTAATACCACGACTTCAACAGCCACAGGAATTCCTGCTCTATCCATTGATCTTTGTCTATGTAACAGACAATCGCTATGTCCCCACTCACAATCCCATTCCTCCGAATATCTTCCTTATATCTTTAATGTCGCTAACCACAGTCGTCTGCGGGCCATTCAACTGCCAGTCCCAGCGGTATTTGTAGTGACTTAGAGTATTTACATAATCATAAAGCCACGGGTAGCAAGTATCGTGAACTACCACTATCGGCACATGCTTAAGCTGCAGAATGGAATGTCCCCGCTGTTTATAAAGCCCGTGGTCTACAAACGCCAATCCCCAAGGTTCCTTGTATTCCTGTAAGTCTTGATAATCATCTACCTTTTTGAACTGGTGCCAGGGCCTACCGAACTTCATAAACCGCTGCATCCAGTTTTCATCTGACTCGATGGTCAGCAACTTCCGCCTACTAACCCCACACATACCATGCAACAGATAGGTACTACCGAGCCCCGCCCCTAGCTCAAGGACAGGGCCGGTAGTAACAGATACAGCCGCCGATAACAGCGGTAGATGCGACAGATAAGCGGCTGATTGTTCGATAGAGTAACTCAACCTTACAAACCTTCCTTGCTAGCAATCATCGAAATCCGGGCAGCGATGCTTGCCAGGGTGCTGATGATTGTGGAGGTGTTAATCCCGACTGAGTCGGTTTTGCTGACGTTGGTAGAGCCGGTGAGGCCAGCAGAGTCAATTTTGCTGATACCTGTGGAAGAACTTATTCCAACAGAATCAACTTTACTGATGTTAGTAGATCCGGTGAGGCCAACGCTGTCAGTCTTTGAATTTGTCGTAGATGCAGTCAGACCCACAGAATCAGTCTTGGACTGCACAGTAGACGCCTGAACCCCGACCGAGGCAGTCTGGCTGGCGACAGCGGAAGTCTGAATGCCCACTGAGGCAGCTTGGCTTGAAGCCGTGCTAGCATAGGTGGCAACAGTCGAGATGTCATCCACAGCCACAGCAGCAGCTGAGCCGCCACTGAAGCTATACCCACCCTTGCCGTCGTAGCCCTTAACAAACCAAGTCGAGCCGGTGATGGTATCAACGACATTCTTAGTCAGCGCCGCACTCTCATTGTAGAAGTACCCCTCGATCTCGATGTCGGAACATGCAGTCGAGGCGAAGTTCACAACCGCAGTGCTGGCCAAACCGTAGAAGTCAACGAAGATTCTGCCGCCGTTACAGCCAACCAGCTTAATCGGGGCCACACAAGCGTTGCCTGTGGTATACCCAAGATAACGGAGGTTGACAGTAAGCCGATCAGCCGCGGCTGTGGTCAGAACTACAGTAGCAGCCTCAATCGCATCAGAGCCATCCCGCCACTCGATGTCCAGGAAGCAATCAGCAGCCTGGATGTGGAAAGGGTTAGTCAGAGCATCATCATTGCAAATACCGAGAATGCCGATGATGCTGACCTGAGCAGCAGTCACCAAAACCGACGCGCTGTTGTCAGTGGAACTAAAGGTCAAGGCAGGCTTCAAGGAGCCGACTGCCCCTGAAGCAGCCATAATCGTCACGCCAGCAACATCGCAGGTAATCGCGCCGGCGGAGGTTAAAGTCTCAGCGTGGCCAGCTTTGCAGATGATAACATCGCCGTTACTGGCCGTGCACTTACCGATAGCGTAGTCGATGGTCTTGAAAGGCCGCTGGTAGGTTCCATTACCATTATCAGCCCCAGGACCACCGCTATCGACCCAGAAAACTTGTCCCCCATAGGTGTTCAGAATCGGAGCCCCGCGTACACTGAGGCCAGTCCTGAAACCAGCTGGGTAGTTAGACATCGCATTTAACTCAGGCATTTCCGCTCTCCTTCAGAATTGGGGCCTAAGACCCACCGGAAATGTGGGGCGGTAGTTCCCGCGTTAAATTTTAACACGGGACCTACCACCCACAAAGGTTTACGCAGGATTCGACCCATACACCTGCCGCCAGTCGGACCAGCCGACGCTGTAGTAATCCACAGCGGCGTATTTCTGGTTCTTGGTATCGAAGTCGTTGTCCTCATCGAAGGTCAACGGATACCGCTGGAACAACTTCACCCCATCTGGACAGTCGGTGCGGATAAAGTAGTTATCAGCATCGGTTAGGTAGTTGTTCACCTTGATCCCCTGGGGCAACGCGTTGGTGGTCCGCAGGGCATTGATCGCGTTATTCGCAGTGTCGTTCTGCAGAACGCTCTCCAGAATCCGGTTAGCTTCGTAGAATAACTGCCAGGGAACGATCAGGGACTGGCCGATCAGACCAACCGGATGGCCCATGTCGTTGGTGGCAGTGCCGATCTTGACCATCATGTCCTCGATACCGAGTTCGCATATGTCAAGGGCACTGGACGGTACGTTGCTCTGAAGGCCAGCACTGGTCGGGTGGCTCGCACTGCACAAGCACACACCATCACCGCCGAGGTAGGAGTTGCTAAACGCCCGGTTGTAGATGTTAGCAACGTTCCACTCTTTGGTCTGGCGCATAGAGAAGGCCAGCCGCTGGGTCCGGCGTTTGGCGACCTGCTCGTACAGGTTGTTAAGCATCTCTTCCCACGATACGATGTAGCCAAGGGACCAGACGATATGGGTATACCGGCTGATGTATCCCTGATGCTCATCGGCGTAGGTTATACCTTTACCAGAGGGCTTGATTTGAGCCAGCGGGAAGCCACTGATGCCGACGTCCTCTTCCCACATCATTTCAGAAGTATGTTGCTCCACGAGATCAGTCCACTGGGCGGGCTTTTCGTTATACGCAGCGCCCCACCAAGCATTGATCCCAGGCCACATTGCTTTCGGGTTGGTTCCAGTAGTAATCATGATTATGCCCCCTTAGAGCCGAAGTACGCCGCGTCAGTCGGGCTCCAGTTCGGCATCAGACGATGGAGGTTAATCATGACGTGCCACTTCGCATTGACAGCTGTGATGTCGTTTTTGGGGTCATCAGAGCAGCCCATGATGGTAAGCGTGTAGGTAGAGTCAGCCGCAGGAGCCGTACCTGCGCCGCTGTCGAGTTCCAGACCGCTGAGGCCGGTAGTAGTGTTGCCGGTGTGAGTAGCAACCAGAACAGCATTCAGGCCGACAGAAGCTGCTGTAATTACAGCACTGGAGCAGCCCTGAATCTCATAAATAACAAAGGGGTCACGGATAACCCAGACGTACCGGGAGGTACTATTCTGGCGGTAGGTTATATTCAGACCAACAGAGGGATCAGGCTCGATGCCGACAACAACACCGTAGATTGGGTTGCTGGCACCGGTAGTCACCCTCGTGACGGTAGGATAAGCACCAGTCGCATCCGATGACCCGGCCAGGTCCACAGCATCCCCAACAAACACTCCGATTGAAGTGTCGGTGCTGGGGATGTAGCATTTCTGGAGGTTGCTGTTCCAGTTCAGGCCCAAAAGATGCCCGATAGGACGCAGCCCCTGCCGGAAGTCAACATTTGCCATTTTGTTCTCCTACTGCCCTCACGGAGCAGTTTGGTTTCTTTTGATGTGGATTCCAGTTGACGGAACATACCTTCCATCGCTGCCAGGGCGACCCTTGCCATCGGGGTCTATTCCTTGCCTAAACCCGGCTTCGAGCTTGTCGAGTTGTTCCATTTTCATGGCCTGGTCTTCGTTATACAACTCGGTAGGTATCTCCATCAAATACCCGATCATTGGGGAGTTGTCCTTGTGCTTCCCAACGACCTGGCTGATTCGAGAGTCAATTCCTTCTCTTGCAGTTATTTTCCTGTCCGCTGGGTTTTCCCCGTAGAGGGTACTGTGAGTTACGAAGTCCCAGCCCCCAGCCTCGAACCTTTCGAGGCGTCCCTGGCGATCACAAACCACCCGGCGGGTAAACCCTGGCCGCTGGGGATAGTCCAAGCTCAGAGACTTCATTCCCGGAGGAATTCTCTCAGCCCGCTTCTTTGCAATTAAAGCGGCCCGGCGAGATTCAGGGGTCTCGCTTCTTTCGAGATCTTCCTCTGGTGCAGTTATCTCTATTCTATTCTTAGACATTTCCTTGTCCTCGCTTATTCCCATTTGTAGGTTTTTACGAACTCTTCCCTAGTGAATCCGGGCATCGTGCCGGTTTTCCCGGAGCCATCGACCCCAGCCCACTTGTCGCACTGTTTTTTAGCTTCAGGAGGCAGACTGGCGTAAGACTTCTTGCCAGCGACAGGCCCACTGTCACCGGAGCTTTCCACAGTCGCAACCTTTTTCCGCTCGTTGTTTGTCCAGTCTTTGTAACTCGGGAACTTTTTCTTCACTTCCTCTGTCACAAGTTCTAACTGTTCAGACTGTGGAATGCCGAGTCTGTGTTTTCGGTGCAAAAGCCTATCGACCTTTTCAGCATAGTCAGCCATATCAGCGTCTTCGTTGTACCACTGGTTTTTTGTGAGCCAGTCATCCAATGCACCAGGTTCGGCTTCTAGCCATTTGTCGAGATCAGGATTGCCAGTTCCGCCTTCTCTTTTCTCTGGCTGTTTGACCTCAGGTTTTCTGTCAGCCTGCCCAGTTACGGCTGGGTGACTCTGGATCAACTGGTCCAGCTCAGCCGTTGCAGCATTGAAAGCGTCTCTGTTTCCGCTCTCGAAGGCAGCCTCTTGCTTTCCCTTAGCATCCTTCAAAGCCTGAGCGTAAGCCGCCTTTGCAGCTCGATCTGCGGCGTCCTTATGGAAGCTGACGAACTCTCCCATATCACCACGCAGGCCATCAAGGGCAGATTTAAGTTCCAGGTTCGATTTCTGCAACTGAGTCACCTGCCTCTCGAGGTTTTTATTCGTCTTCCGAGCGTAGTCGAGACGCCTATCAGCGTTTTCAATAAACTGGTCCGCTGGCACCCACCTTTCGGGGTCACCAACCCACTGTTCCCTGGGCTTCCAGCCCATGTTGGAGGCTCTTTCTTCGGGAGTTCCTAGTTGTTCGGTGTCCATTTTGATTTCCTTTTTCCTTTATTCATCAAGCTGGCCGACAACATCTTTGTCGTTTACCAGACGATACTCCTTACCATCCGGACCGTAGTGGAACATCCCCGCAGCAACCGCAACGTAGACACGGTCTCCAGGTTGGGGAATGTAACTCTGGTTCCCATCCTTCCCAAAGTCCTGGAACGCAGCCTTCGCAGCGAGAATGAAAGTTGCTTTGCAGGTTCGGTATTTCTCCCTCTCTTTCGCAATGTCGGGTTTGTAGAGAATCCCACCCTCAGTCTTGTCCTCTACCGGATCAGGCAAAACCAAACACTTGTATTCACAGAGATTGCAGATTCCTGATGTGTTTTCAAACATTTTCTTTCTCTCTTTCCGCAGCTTCCTTCCTTTCAGCCGCCTCTCGCCATTGTTCATTCAGGGCCTCGCCTACGCCCTCAAGGCTGTATTCAAGGCCGTAGATTATCCCCACAGACTTCGCGTACCACTCGATTGTTCCCATTCCTTCTTTCAGAAGCTCCCCCTGCGCCTGCATCCTGGACCAGTCGTCTCGCTCACGTTTGATGGCGGACATGAATTCCTGGGTGATCGGGTGATTGAGCCAGGATTGCCATTCGCCTGGGGAGATCAGGATTTCCTTGTCGAAGATAGGGAGGTTTTTCACTGTATTGGTCCCCATACTTTTTTGTAGTTCTTAGAAAACCAATCAGCTTCTTCTCTAGTTGGATGCTGGATGTATTGTCTGCTTCTTACAGCGTGCCTGTAAGCTTCATCAGGCGACAGTTCCCTGAACCCTTCCTCATCATTCACTATAGACGGAAAACTGATGTAACCTCTCCCACCAGGATGATCGCTGTACATCATCATATGACTGGCAATCGTTCCATCATCGTCGTAGACTTTTACCGGAGAATTGTATGGAGCTAGAATACGCCGGACATATTCGAGGTTCTTGTTCTGATTCAAGATTCCCATTAGCTTTGACAGCTCTTGGTTGTCGTTGCTGCCAGAAGGTACATACAACTCAGGCCCAAGTTCACCGACAACAAAGGGGTTTCCCCTGTCCACTGGGCCACCAAAGGCTCGACCTTCCATACCACCTTGATCACTCTCCAGAACCTCTGTCATTCCTTCTTGATCAGCCAGTTGTTTCTGTTGCTGAGCAAAAGCTTTAATTCGCTCTTTCACCACATCCATTCTGGCTTTGACTTGCTCTGATATATGATTCATCTCAGCTTCGTATTGCTGTAGCTGCAGGCCAGCCTCTGCAGCCTCAGCCTTCGCCAGCTTCAACATCGTGTCGGCTTTCTTGTTCTCTATATCCGCCAGCAACGCCTCCGTCTCAAGCTCAAACTTCTGCAACGACATCTGCAGCTGCAAAGCCGATTCCTGTGCCCGGGCGTTCAGATGATTCGCCTTAGCCTGTGCAAGAATAACCTGCGGGTTAGGCGGTGGAGCCCAGGGGATTGGTTCCTTCCCAGACATCTGGGCATCTGTCATCAACACTTCGTGCATGTTTTCTGGTCTAATTGCCCGGACCAGCTGCCTCGTAATCGCCACTTCGTTGAGGCCCGGTCGGCCAGTTAAGTCCTTCAAAGCCTGACCCTTAAGCAACCGCTGCATATCGGAGGACAAATCCGGGTCAGCCACCGGCATCACGAGAGTATCATCAGCCCGGTAGTCAGACAACTCCACCCGGTTTTTGTTCCCGGACACATAAAACGAAGTCACAGGGTCGAGATACCTGGCGTTCAGGTAATACAGTTTCTTAAACTCCTCGCTAAGCGAGCGGTAGATTCGTTTGTATATTGCAGTGAAGACCTTCAGCCCCTGTTCCACTAAGGCCATCATTGTGCCTACAGGCATCGTAGCAGCCAGCTTCGCGTCGCCAGTTAAGACATCTTGGACAGAACTGATTTCCTTCCCAGCCTGGACGAGGAAACCCAGGAGCTGGAACAGAACAACTGACGGTTCTCTCGTCGGCAAGGGGACGATATTTTCCTTCAAGGCCCCACCTGGACAATCAACAGTTTTGTATTCCCCTGGTTGGAAGGTGTAAGTCCCCCCACGCATCCTGATCCCCCGGCCAAGGAACCCACCGCCAGTGTTGTATAGAGTCCCACTGTCGATCAGCTGGTTCAGGACAGTGTTGACGGATGAGTTGATTGGTTCGAGGAGCTGGCCAAAGCCTAGGTAGTTGATCGAGCCATCTGGGTTCGGGATAAACCCAAAGTGGGTGAAGTAATGGTCAGGAATGATTTTCTTGACTTCGTTCTTCCTATCAGCAATCACAGATTCCATCTGCCACCGAGCCAGCACACGAACGACTTTAACAGATACAAGATGGACTGTGATGATATAAGGCTCTTTATACCCATCCCCATCTAGGTCATACCAGCAATGCTGCTCGATGAACTCATGCGGAGCGTCGGTGTCTTGACTGGCTAGAGGCGGAACCCCAAGAGAAACCTCCCGCCAGATGTCAGCTCGCATTCTCTCCTGCGCATCGTTATCGTAGATCCACAGGCGATGGCTAATCCGCCGGGCTTTTTTAATGTCTCGTATCTTCGACTTACTGACAACACAGTCATCAGGGAGGACCAGTTCGGAGACATTGTGATCGAGTTCGGGGTCGAAGTAGGTTTTCTTGTAACATTGACCTACGACAGGTAGGACATGGAGGAGAGTGTCCATATCCGACTCCCAGTCAACCATCTCTTGGGTCAGCTGGAAGTTCATGTGAGTCTCGATCCGATCAGCCCGTTGGCGTTTGGGGCTTTTTTCCTGAACCCCGATCGTCAGGGGCATCTGGCCCATTTGAGCCGGGGTTTGGCCAGGTAGCGGAAGCATCGTTTGCATCTGGCCAGGGATTTGCTGGGGAACTTGGGGTTGGATTGGAGTCTCAGGCGGATCGTCGCCGGTGATTTGGCACTTCACAACCTTACTGCCTTTGCAGATCTCGGGATACGCCCTGGCTGCAAATTGGATAGTTGAAACTGTAATCAACGGATGCTTGACATTCGAGCAATTATCCCACGGAGTTGTCTTGCGTTCCCGAACCTGTTTCGCCAACTTCAACGCTGATTCAGATAAAGCATCCCAATCCTGGCGGTTATTCCGATCCAGGCGATATAGACGCACAACTTCCTGGCCGAGGTAGCTCAGTTCCTTGCTAGTCAGCTCATCAGCCAGGTTGCTTTTATCTGGGGCTTCAAGAAGCCATTTGATCGGGCGTTTTTCTGTCAGCATTTTTATCCCAGCTTAACAGTTCCGGTGTTAAATTTTAACACCGGACCTGCGTTGGTAACACCCATCACCCAGCCGCTTCCAAAAATCCTTTGCTGGGTGACTGTCGGAAAACCAAATCCATCCAACTAACTCCGTCCGTGGTGGTGAGTAGGGCCAGAATTGAAGCCGGATGTCAGGAGGGAGGACAGTAACCTCAACAGTTTCAGCCTGACCCTGGAGCATCTCAGTAACCTGTCACTGGATCCCGGCCTACAGATCCCATTCCTGGAGTTTGGCGGAATATCAGTTCTTCCATGTAATAATCTACACTAGGCTGGACATAAGGATCTATCCTCCCGCCTTCAGACATACTCAGCAACTCACAAACACCGTAGGACAAAGCGTCCGCTGGGTGTGAGTGATGATTTTTCATTGGGATAGTCCCGATTCTAAGCCCTGATGGAGACATCCTATACGCCCACCCACCGCGGAGAGCCTGGTGCAGAGGCTGGACTAGGGGACTGGCGGACAGATAGACGAACGGTTTATTTCCAGGAATAGTAGCAAGAAGGGCGTTTTTCATTCCCTGTTGGCGAATCGACCAAGCCTTCGGCCCAGGGCGAAAGAATGTTTTCAATTCTTTTTCTATAACCATAGCTGCTGACTGCTCGTAATCAGACTGGTCTTTCGTCACCATAGAAGGATCGCCGATGTCTTCCCACTCAGGGACATCACCATACCGCTCGGATATAGCCGGAATGACGAAGTCTCTGATCAGCTGCTTAACTCCCATCCCCTTTCCAACAATGGCCTCAAATACCTGCAGCTGACCGCGGGGGGTTAGTTGGGCAATAACACACGCCGGATTACTGTACCCGTCCCAAAAGCGATAGCCTACTGTATTCGGATACGGCTCTAGGTCAATATTCGACCTGTGGACTAAAGAATCATACTCAGGTGTCACAGCCTCACCCTGTGACACAAAACCAGGCTGGCCAAGTACCAAACGATTGAGAAGGCCCTTGTCATTTGCCAGGGCTCTCTCCATATTATCCCGGTAGTCAGTCGGGAGATGGGGGTTTTCCCCTCGTGGAATTCTAAACAACCGGCCTTCTCTGCGAATGAAGTACCTCTGCCAGGTCCAGTGGTCCTCGTCTGGATAGTTTTGCGTTATCTGAACCGTCCGCCATGCGCAGGGATGGCGCAGAGACGTAATCCCCACAGTCACAACCCTCTCCTCAAGCCCACCGCCTATGTCCTCAGCGGCAGCTGGGGCAGGTTCTTCAAGCCATATCCCGCCGAGTTGGAGAGATTGCAAGCGGCTTAAGTCACCAAGGGAATCAACACCGAATAAATGGGCTTCCCAGAAACCCGGAAGAACGATCTTCTCCCCACCACCAGAAACCTTGAGGAGGGGACGGATTTTTTCTGAAAACGAATTCGGATGGGGCTGAAGGAAAGACTTAAGAGTCGTACGTTCGAGGTTTTTCCAAGTATCTCGTACAATTGCCCAGGGAATAGGCCGGACGGATTGTTCTTGCTCACCTGCATGAAGGGTCATCCGGCGGATTCCCCCCTCGGTTTTACCTTCCCCTCTCGGACCCATTAAACACGCCTCGAGGTCTTGCGACAGGACAAACTGCTGCTGGATTTTTCCTGCATCGAGCCAGGGATTTAAAGCCAGCTCTGACATCAGGGAACCTCGATTTCGATCACTTCGCCTCGGCTGTAACCTATAGGCGGCAGTTCGATTCTGATACTTGTGATCTGCACCTGCCCAGGGTCAACTTGCTTCCCAAGCTTTGCAACCATTTCCATCCAGTCTCCAATAGGCATCACCGAAGCGGCAGTGTACACCTCCTCTGGAGTTTTAGCGTTCAGGAAAACTGATCTAATTTTTTCCAGCTTCCCCGACGCCGGATCGTCCTGCCAGTTAGAATTCTCGAGCCAAGAAGGGGGACCCAGGGCTGGAACCTTCCTCCTGCCGTTCCCGTTCCCCTCCTCAAACACCGGCAGATCCTCGACATCCGAGGTCAGAATCTCCATCAAGCGGTCTGCCTCAGTCATCTTCATCCCCCTCCTCATCCTCCCTCTCCCCAGCCCCCGGCAGAGGAAACCCCACCGGCTCCTGCAGCAAGGGCTGGCTTTCAAAAACACTATCTACCTGGTCGAGTGGGAGGAGGAGCATTTGTCAATCACCGTTTATAAAACACGTTGTTGATTATATCATATCACAAAATCCCCCATCCCCCAAACGATTAGTGCGAGCTGAGGACCAGACCGAAAGAAACAATGCACCATCAACCCCATTCCCCATTTAAGTCCGCAAACAGGTTCCCCGTTAAATTTTAACATGGGAACTGTTATTACCACCACCCCCAACCAGCTCCCCCGTTAAATTTTAACACCGGACCTAAAAACCACCCGAAACAGCTGTGTGTCTACGCTCTGAACTCTGAGCTCTGAAAATTGAGGTTGGGTGGGAGGGGTTACTAATGAATTTTTCCGGGACTCCGCTTTGCCATCCGGCCTCCCCCACCCCCAGAAAGGAACCCTTTTTCCTGGAAGTTCATATTTACCTGTGGTGAGGTATATAATGGACAGGTATATAATGGACAGGTATATATTGGTGAGGTATATATTGGTGAGGTATATATTGGTGAGGTATATATTGGTGAGGTATATATTGAAGGGATATATATGATTTGCCTGGGGAAACGGGGGCGGATTGTTTACTGGTTTGATATATAATGTAGTGGTATATAATGCAGGGATATATAATGCGGCAGGGTGGTATGGTTTTTGCAAAAAGAATTTCCTTTATACGTTCGGCAAATTGGCGGTTCAAATATTTGTATTGCTAGTTTAATTATTTGTACCGGGCCTTTATTAATGATTTCAATACGTTACGGTTTAACGCCGCATTACCCAGGCAAAATATTTATACCTGGAAATTGGCGGATTTGTAACATATTGATTTTATTGGGGAATTTTATGCAGCAATCTGGCATGTATCATGCAATATAATGGGGCAATCATGTACCATTCAAATCCAGGGGAGGTAAATCAACATATGAAAATTGAAATTGATTTTGATGTTTACAAAGAAATAAGGGGGTAAAACCGAATATGGAAAAATATGACCCAATAAAAGCTATGGCAATCGCGCACCTGACCAATGTTTTGAAGGGCAAGTATGCCAGGAATGAAATAGAATCGGCCAAGGTCAAGTTGCCCGAACCACCTAAAACGAAGCTTGGCCGGATTAAATTCACGAAGTGGGCAAAGCGCATAAAGAAATCCGGTCATCCCTGGTGGGAGATTGCTTGTAAACACGTTGAGGAAAATATCTAAGGGAGGTTCGCCAGATGACATTCTTTCTTGCGGTATATCAATGGGACAGCATCTTACCGGGAGTCGGCTGGACGTTTGATTTGAAGATAGGAGGACTGACTAAAAGATATACCTGGGCACAATGGATAAAGACATTAGCTATTGCGGGCATGACTAAGGCACAAGCCGCGCATATGCTGAGCATCCTAAATATGTAACCGGATAATCCTTGCGTT